GCTTTATTTAATGTTACAGCCATTGTATTAGCAGTATCGCGCTGCGTTTTACTTATAGAGACTATAGCACTCTTCATTTTTTCAGTAACAGCTAATAATGCACCACCCGATATTAACTGTTTGCTGATAGATTTTTCTTGAGCTGCAGCTTCTTTTGTGATACCCTGTTCTAGCTTTAACACATCTGTTTGCATTTTACTACGAGCATTAGTTAGATTGACAATACGCTTAGTTCTCTTTTCAATCTCTGCTAAATTGGTTCCTTGCTTAACATACGTATCTAATATATCTCGTTGCTGCTGATACTTTATATCTAATAAGTCTTTTGAGTCTTTTAGATTACGTAATTCTTCTGCTCCAGAGTTCTTTCCCATGTGTATTAATCCATTTTATCTAATGCACTATTTAATGCATCTAAATTAGCTTGAATTTTTCTTATTTGATCCAGGATTTTAGGATCTCTTAATGCTTTCTTTTTTGCAATAGATTTTATACCTTTTTTAGCGAAAAAAAGGCCAAGCATTGCAACAACGATTTTGTTTAAATTCATAATACTCCTGTTCTCAGTTATATATTATAAATATCAAAAAACTACCTTTTACGGATGTTTCCTTTTAGTTCTTTGTTGTGCTTTTGAATATTCTCGTGTTTTTCTTGAACAGTATCAGTCAAGCATTTGATATGGAACCTACGTAGCCATATAGGCATATTGTATACATCAGAAAATGTATAACCACCGCCGCCATTATATACAAGAAAGAATATCTCTCTATGTACTACGGGCTTATAGTTAAGCCCTAGGCCAAAAAAAGTCCAGTCCAATGGGTAGCATGACTCTACCATTAAAGTTAAATTCATCGTTCTTAACATGTACAGTTAGATCGATATCGGGACTCATGTTTAGTATATAGTTTCGAAGTTTCAGTGAATCTCTAGCTATTAATTGATTGTTTATAAAGCTGTCGATATGTGCTTTATCTGCGTCACCATCAATAGATGTAATCTGATGTTGTAATCGAGTAGTAACACCTTTCGAATGACCGCGGAGAGATTGCTTCTCTAATTGAGCAGCTATCATAACCTCTTCATTACCTGTTAATAATTTGAATTTTAAAACCTGGCCACCTACAGGTAGTGTATATTCAAACTCATTTGAATTATTATATAGTGATTCATCTAAAAGCTCATTACCTATCTCCGTTAAATCAACGGTATGTGAGAAAGATTCTTCAGTTCCTGGAATATTTACATTGATGTCGTATTCTGGACCGTATCCTAATACGCGGGCAGCAATCATTATAGCATTCTTATCACCTAATAATAAATCAGAATAATGTATAGGCTTACCTTCACCGTTACTCACGATAAGAGCTTCAAATAGCATATCCAGCGCTTTTCCTTGCTTAATGAGAGTTGGATTTGTTAAAATATCCTCTTCTCTAGCTGTCATATATTTCATTTCAACTTTACCTGTTGATAATGGATTATCTTTTGAATATACTAACCCTTTACTTGGTAGATCTACTATTTCAGTAGGGAAATCAAAATTACCTGCTGCAGCTGTACGTGCAATTGCTTGTTGTTTTATATCTTTATTAGAAACATCACCTGGGTAATCTGTATCTATAACTTGTCCTGACATTATGTAACTCCTTTATTGTAATTAATGTATATATAAATATATACAAACCAAAAAAGTCCTGATTTCTCAGGACTCTTTTTATATTATAAAATAATATTATGTATCATCACTAAAAGTTGTACATGTGAATACATACTTAGTACCGTTATCCCACTTCTGCTCAATAGTTGTTGAAATATTAGCTGCAGGGTATATAGTTGAATCTAGAGTTGATAGATATGCAGAGGACTCACTTGCAAAAGTACCAGCCATACTCGTATCTTGTGACGCTGTAACTTCACCAATAATTATTTTTACTGAACAACTATCTGCTGTATATACTGCCATAACTCACTCCTTAGAATTCTAATACTGCATAATCGTATTTCAATGTTAAACTAATCTCTATTGGTTGATCATTAGACCAATCTAATTCACCCATTTCAGTTGACAATGGAAATGCTCCTTTAAGAACCCATCTTTCTCTAATATCACCTGCAGGTCCTAAAACCTCGATAGTAACATCTTCTTTATAGAAATCCGGGTATCCAGCTTTTCCTGTTGCAGATTCGTATCCTTTACGAACCCACTCCATTACGTGCTGTGCACCAGATGGTACGATTGGATCCCATAAGGTCATAGTCACATCATTCCAATCTGCTTTTCCTTGCAGCTTTCGCTTTGTATTAATGTGATCAATTATAACCTCACCGAATGTCACACTAGGGCGAGTTACCTTCTTACAGATGAATGATGGTATATCTCCAACTGACATTACAAACCGATTTGATACTTTCGGTGTGAATGAGTTGAACATCAATTGTTGTGCGCTAATAGTCTCTGCCATTATATTGTTCTCCTATTTATAATAAATATCTTATTCACCAAAAGTTGCACCGGTTGGCATAACATTAAAGTCGACTACAATGAATTCCGCTGCTTTTGCTGGCTGAATGTATATATCTCCCTTCATGATATTTCTATCAATGATATCAGGTGTGTTATTCGTATCATCCATTACAACTTTAAATGCAAATAATCCATTGTTCTGCTGTACTCTCTCCATATATGGAACTACAGTAGATAAGAATCTATTCCGTGTCTCATTTGTATTGTTTTCAAATACAAGATACTTACTAGTTGATGCAATGAACTTTTTAAGGTTAATTAGTAATCTTCGTACATTTACTCTATCTAATGCAGAAGACTTCTTTTGTAAAGTCTTTTGACCCCATACTACAACCCCTTGTCCCGGGAATGTTGCTAATGGGTTGATACGTCCTGAGTATAGAGTATCTCGATTGGTATGAGTTAGCTTACGCTCAGCTCTAACCGCTACATCAACTCCACCTCTATTTAATCCTGCAGGTGCATACCACTCATGTGCAACTTTATCGTTAAATGCAAGTACCCCTGGTAATACAGATCCAGCTGGAACCCATATAAGCTTATTTAGCTGATTGTCAGGTATCTGAACCCATGGCCAATACATAGCTGCGTAACTTGAGTTATACTTTGCTGCTTCAGCCACTGTAGTTGTAATTGCTGCTCCATATCCTACAGGATCTACAACTGCAAAACAGTCACCTCTAGCTTCTGCAACTTTCACTGCTTTATCTACGATAGCTGAGTGCATATTTTGATTAGCTCCAGGTATTAACAGCATGTTAATATCGTATTCATCTTGATTTGCAAGTAAATTTAATGCTTGTGTATAAGACGATCCACCGTTTACATTATCTGCAGAACTTAAATCGTATCCTTGACAGTTACCACTTGTTATATTTTCATAGAATTTTGCTGGTCCAAGAATATTACCATCTGCTCCACCTAAGAATGAACCTGATCCAGATGTTGGTAATGATTGTGATGCTTCTGCAACTCTAACATCTCCATTCTCATCTAAATAATCGACAGTTTGTTTAAGAACTTCAACACGTATATATCGTGACATATTAGAATATGATCCTGATAATTGTAAGTATGGATCAGCCGTTGTTCCACGTACTGTGTATACCATATCACCAATAACTTTACTAATATAATTAGTTGAGTTTGGATCTAATGATAAGTTACTCCATGTTTCTAATGGAATCTTAGCTACACTACTATCATTACCACGTCTTACAACTAGATTGAATGTACCTGTGTTGTTGTCTACATTTGAAACTTCCCATCTAACATTATCTTTCGATCCACTTTCTAATACATGGTTAGTACCTTCTGATAATTGATAATTGTTCAGATTATCACCTTCTGATAACGTTCTTACTTTAAATGCTGTTTCTGTTGCTCCATTAGTACCATTTGCAAATGATACTAAATTAGTTATAATAGTACCTGAACCAGTTTGGACTGTAATTGTTTGAACTCCGTTAGCTGATGCCGTAAACTCTACTCCACCATCTGCTCCAGATACAGCAGTTAATGCTAGTGCTGTTACAGTATTAACTTTATCTACAAAATTAGTAACAGCTACTCCTACAGTAGAGCCTGTTTGGAAATAGAATATCGGGGAATTATCTACTGGTACTGAAACTTGATCACTTGCTATGAAACGATACTCTACACTACCTTGTGTTACCTGTACCTCACTTCCATCTGCTGCAAATGGATTGGCTGCGTCTACAGATGCTGAAAATGCTCCTGATACAGCTGTTCCTGTACTCGGTGTCTCACCAGTAGCTACAGAACTAGAAGCATGGCTAAATCCATCTCCTGCAATTCTAACTACAGTTAATGGTCCACCATTCTTAAGATATTGTTCCGCTGTATGGGATGTTAAATATTGTTGATAGTCACTACCACTTTTGAACGTATTTCCAAATAGATCTACGTATTGTGCATATGATGTAACCTGCGTAGGTATGCCTACTGGTCCTTTTACTGTTGGACCTACAATTGCTGCACCAATCTCACCAACTCCTTGTGGTAAGAATGATAAGTCATTTTCACGCGTAAAGACGCCGGGACTTATAATTTTTTCAGCCATGTACTTTCTCCTAATATTGCAATATGAGTAAAATTATTCTTATATAAATATATGAACAAAAGTGCAAAAACGATTTTACCAGGAGTAATTATGTAAATTACAGTATTGCAACAGATGCAGTGAATACAGCATCATTTGCAATTGTTGAGGCTCCTGTATTCCAGAAGTTTAAGGAAGCGGTATAAGCTCCTACAACATTTGCAGTAACAATAGATCCTGTTATTATTGAACCGTTACCACCAATTACGTTAGCTACTATTAATGAATTACTAGCAATCGATGTATTATGTAGTGTTACAGTCCATCCTGTATCTACTGCTACAGTGCTCTGTAGTTGATTCGTAATTTGACATCTTGCTCCATTGACACTATGTACTGCATTATCTGTAGCTGAACCTGTTTGAATATTTTGATCTAACGTAAGTGTACCCATTCTAGCACCATCAATATACGCTACTCCATCAAGCCATAAATTTTTCCACTCTTTTCCAGATGAACCTAAATCATATAGATTATCGTCTGTTGGTATTAACGATCCACTTAATGAGGTGATCGAAGCAGTTGCAAAGCTTTGAATTGTACCTGCTGTTGAAGTAACAGTACCAAGACCAGATATTGCATCAATATATGCTGTTCCATCTACATATAAATCTTTCCATTGTTTTGTAGATGAACCTAAATTCCAAACATCATCACTATTAGGTGTTATTGAACCTGAAGCTTCTATTGAACCTGAAGCTTCTATAGTATCAACATATAACTTATTCCATTTCCAAGAGGTAGTTCCTAAATTATGTATACCATCACTCTTTGGATATACTGAACCACTTATATTCATTGAACCTGAAGCTTCTATATCCTCAACATATAACTTATTCCATCGCCCTCTGGCATTAGAATTAGCTTCACCTAAGTTATGTACAGCAACTGTTACACCAGTATTAATAGGAATTATTGAACCACTTACATTCAATGAGCTCGAAATTGACCCAATATAAGAATTTCCACTAGCATATACATGTTTCCATTGTTTTGTAGATGACCCTAGATTGTGTGCGCCGTTATCATTAGGAATAATACTGGAACTAACTTCAGCTTGAAGAACTATATTATCTGTATCAGCATCTCCAATAGTAAATTTACCAGTTGTAGTTAAGGATCCGGATACTGTTACAGTATCACCTGAATTCGGGGTTATGGTATTGACGTATAATGTGCTCATTCTGTTTCTCCGTGAGTTATAGTATTAATCGTATATAAATATACAGTTATAACTAAAAGGGTTATATTTTTATTGTTAATTTATGTTTTTTAAAAAGTTTGAATTCTTATTTGAGCATTTTCCTGTAATCTTAAAGATCCTATATTTGTTACTAAAACTCCTACAGAATTATTAGTAGGTACTCTACCTATAAATATAGGACCATACCAATGGGCTACCTGCCCACTTGGAAAACTAACTGTATTAGATATATATTGATTGTTACTACCAAATGTTCCTGTATTAATAATAACTTCTTCATTATTTTCATCACTTAATGTAACTGTATTGCTATCTACTTCTACTGTTACATCAGGTTGAATACTTTGAATAGTTAATGTAGCTCCATCTTCGATTCTTAATTTAATATTAAAGTTAAGATTTCCAGATCCTGCATTTATGACCTGATCATCTATTGTCACACCCTCATACACGGCTCCTAAACTAGCTCCAATTTGTATACCTGTAGCGTCCAGGTCATTATCTGAAGGGTTCCATTCTCCTGGAGCTTGGGTTACATCTTGAGTATATGTACCATTTACTGGTCCTACTGTCCAATAAGAAACTTGTCCTGCAGGAATTGTAGTATTTTGAAGTACTTTACTTGGGTTACCATTATTGTTATTGTATATAACAACATCATTTCCTACCTCGTCAACACCGCTAATTGTTACTGTACCTGTATCTGTATCTGTTGTTATATCAGGCTGTGGACATTGAATTGTAAATGTTGATGCTTCGCTTACGTGTACCACTACTCCTTGAGCAATTTTAATATAGCAATTATTACCTACACCTATCATATTACTTATAGATGGATCCCCTGGTGATCCGATATTAAGTGATTGTGATATATGTCCAGGCTGTGTTATTACAGCTTCTTCAATGGTAACGTTTGAATGTGATGTGATCTGTACACCTAATGTTCCATATGTAAGTTGTCCACCTTGAAAGATATTTATGGACATACTGTCAAAACCATAGTTTCCATATGATCCGGATACATCTAATGATCCTGATATTTCAACGCCACTATTACTACTCGCACTTATTGCACCAAACCCTGTCGGGTTACCTGAAAACTGATATTTACCTTGTAAGTCATGTGCATTAACACCACCTGCAGTTAATAACGCAGGACGGACTTTTAATGAACCTGTTAGCTCTAATGGTATTGTTTCTTTAGGGCCAAGTGATATTCTACCAGCACTTACTGATAATGCTTCAAAAGTATCTTTAACGTATATATCAATCCTATCACCTGGTGAGGTGTATGTACCACCTAAATCAATATATGTAGATGCAGACTCCATAGCACGTAACTTTCTAACTTTCATACCATCAGGTGTTTTACGCTTTTCAAAAACTTGCTTTGCATCCTCCTGTACGTATGTAGTTACTTCACCACTCGCACTTGTAAATCTTATTTCATCTCCGGTTATTTTAACTGCCATGGTATTACCTCTATATTATCCTGCATTTAAGGCACCAGTGGTACCATCTGGATTAGTTTTATTGTCAACACTCGCTAAATCTTCTATAACTGCACCTGTAACATTTATTGTTCCATAGTTTTGAATATCTACATTAACAGTCAATACTCCTATTACAGATAGCGTTATACCTTGTGGTACAATTATTTCTGCTGCTACAATCGTGTCCATGTAGAACGTAGTATTCTCTGTCAGTGTTACAGCTTCATCTACTCTACCATCATCCCACTCTTCACGAGTTACACCTCCAGCACCATCACCCATTATATGCTCAGTAAACGATACTTTCACCGGACTAAACGTCTTTGTACTACTTTGCTGAATTTGCTTCTGTATAGTATTAGGTATTATGTGCCCGTTTATAGTTATCGTAAATTCTGATTTGACTGCCCTATCTTCACCTGATACTAATTCTGTTGCTGAGGTGAAGTCGTCAATCTTAGCTTTTACTAGAAATTTGTTTTTATCTCCCCAATATGATCCTTCAGCGTAACTAATAGCTTCTACTAGTTTATTCATTTGAGTAACATATTCAGTCCATACTACACATTCATATGTAGCTACTATATGATCAGGTATTACTACGCGTTGGTATTCTTTTACTCTACGTCTACCTTTTAGTATATCGAATTTATCATACTTATTTTCTTTAGAGTATGTATTTTCAATAAAATGGTATAGAGGATTATTAACATCAACCTTCATGCCTAATTCACGGTTTTTAGATATACTGGTTCGCCTATACATCACTAGTGGTAATTGTACCTTACCTTTTGGGTCTCTATAAAAGCTTGATTTCTGAGCACTCTTCCAGCGCTCAGGTGATCCGTATATTATAGGAACTGCTTGCTCTACCCTATTACTATCTGTTATCTGTAATTTTACAACACTCTCGAAATAATACTTAATGGTTTCATCTAAGTCTACTAATCCTAATGACACATCTTTAGATGTATCAGTATCGCGTCGAATATGCTCTACTCGATTAACTTGCTCTCTATGTGGTTTATTACTGCTCATTAGTATACCTCATTGGATCTAGGACCTTGTGTATTCTCTATCGATAATTTTGAGCGTCTTGTTAGGTGAGCTGCAGCTAGGATAGATATACTACTACCTCCGGTTAGATTAGCATCATCAGGTCGTCTACCTCCCCAATATTGATTTTCTACTGCGCTATCTACTTCCCAAAATGCATTATCATGCTCGATAATATCACCAACCTCTATTACTAAATTAGCTCTATCGATTAGCATATCTTTCAAAAACGCAAATGTTGCAGTTTGATTCACATCAACTCCAAATTCTGAATCAGACCACTCCTGGTCCTCTCTAGTTACCATACATGGTACTCGAACACAACTTCGATATGTTTTACCAGTCGATGATTCACCATATAAATTATCATTCGTTATATTTACATCAAGCTTATATATATGCACGTTTTGCTCAATTATGTCACCAATTAGTTCATAATTAATCTTCGTAATAAACGCTGCATCTTTTGCTGAGTTAAATAGTGCCATATTATCCTACGTAAATATTAAGTGGTATCTTATTAATAGTATCTTGCTGGAACTGTGCTTCTTCGCTATTACGCTCCATCATGTTCCGTCTTGAAGATTGCTCGAGATCCTCTCGTAATTGCTCTACTAGTACATCTCTCTCTGCAGCACCTTCGGAGCGCAATGTGTCGCCATCTAGTGATGTATCACCTCCCGGGATTGGTATTGTGGGATACTTACCTCTAACAATTCCAAGTAATTCTTTAGTCAATGCTAATGTATATTTTCTAATCCATTGCTTACCTGGATCATTGATGTCACCGTATAATGTATTAGCGTAGTTAATATTTGAATAATCAGATACAACTCCTGCAGGGGTTCTTAATAGATTATTCCTATCATCTACCTCTATATAATGTAACCATAGAGTTGAGGTTCCTGTAGGTTTAGGTAATATAGTTAGTTTATTATTAGTTAACTCAAAACTATTTGCTGATTTACGTACATGATCATTGAACTCAATGGCCTGTATTCGTAATAGATCATCATACAATGGCATCATTAGATAGTTTATGGCAGGTGACATCATACCCATTCCCATACCGGCTAACATTTGCTGTGAGCCTACACCTGAGCCAATATGAGGATCAAAGAATCGAGTCATAGCTGGTGATGATTCATAGAATACTCTACGAATTTCAATATCTTTTGCGGTAGCTGAATTAATGCCTATTAATGCATCAAGATCATATGTCTGTATACCTGCATTTAATGTGATTGATGCAGAGTGAAATGTTACATCCCCTCCTACCCCAGCTTCTGTACCATATTGTTTACTAATAGCTATTTGACTTCCTAGATTAGGTGATAGGTTTCTATGCGATAGATTCGAGCCTGTGCTAGCTCCTCTAGCTAATAATAGATTTTCACGTATGTTAAATCGGTTGACTTGAGCTGTATATTCTAAAGCCGATTCCTCGAAGCATGCCCAGAATTGTATTGCTTGGAGTTCAATATCAACCATAGGATATCCTAATCGTCTAGCGCACCATAAAGTTGCATTATTACAATCAGTTCCAAATGATGCCTCACTTCCATACGTTCCTATAGGCACTTCTTGATACGCGTTTGCAAAAAGTTCCGTTCCATCATAATACGACGATGTTGCCATGTTCTCTCCTAATTAGTTATATATTATAAATATACAAATAGCACCATATTGTATAGTTTATCGTGATTTATATCTATACACGACTGTTTGAGATAGGTATTAATCGACTACTCGAGCTCAGCATTGCTCTAACTACCTCAGGATCAAATACCACATTACCGTAGGAGCGTTCTATGTTCGTAACACCTACACTCCCTTCTAAGGAGACATTTGATAACATATTATTTGATCTAGTAGTTGGTAGTGTGACATCATCTATAGGAGTATTGTAGTAAGGGAAATGAGCAATTAGGTTAGGAGCTCCGTGGAGTGCGCGCATGTTTGCATACTCGTGCTGGTCAAGCAGTGTACTCCGAAAGTAATGTAAGTTGTCTACGTCTTCAATATACACCTGTTCGCTCGAATCCGGGTTTAAGTATGCATACATATCGGGATCAACTCGCTCTGATAGTTTACGTAGAGCTACATGATCAAGAAATTCGTTACCATATACACGTTTTGCGTCAGCCATAGTTGGATCACCGTATATGCTCTCATGATATGAACTCTGCGTTGTATAAGGTGTGCAGTTTGTTGGATCAGGTATATAGTCGCGATATGCATGTGTTTGCAGCCATTTTTTAGCTCCTATTTGTGTTAAATCTCTCTTCTTCTGAGCGTATAATGCTAATATACCAACAACCTGAGGGCATGCCATTGAAGTACCGCTTCTCGATCCATACTTAGAATATATTCTACCTGATCTACCTTGTGCTGTTGATGTCTCTTTCATGAGATATCCTCCTATTGCATTTGTCGATTGCGGAGAATAGGTGCTTAGCAGTGTAGGAATTTCTCCTGCATATAGGTCTGCTGCAGAAAACCTAGTCTTAGGAAAATCCCGTTTACTCATATCGTACATATGGTCAATACTAGCGGCAGACATAAATGTATATGGTAGACTTGATACTATATCCACTCCAGGAGCCATTATATCTGTACGTGGTCCAGTATTACTAAAATTCGCTTTCTGATCGATAGACATTTTATCAGATGCTTGCAAAGTTCGCGTAGCTCGATTATGACTAGTTACCTTCATTGATCCACCTACGTTTAACCACGCCTCATGTTGGAAGTCGGTCCAATAGGCTTGATTTGCATAATTACCGGGGAAAAATGAACTAGTTCGCGGAGAAAATACTTCACCGTTTTGTCTCGGCCTGTACCCGTTTGTACCAAATGGCTCTTGCCATGTATTAATTGTATGAGTGTTCCAACCAAGTACTTCTCGTACATACTCCATTGCAACTTCAGCATGTATACCTTTAGCGTGTAATGTATCATCTGGATAGTCTGACGCACCGATAGAATCAGCGTACGCTTTAACCCCTGTATTATCCCAATCGAATCCTCTTTCACCACGTTCGTCGAAGTACATGGCGGTATCTTTCAGAAAAGTGCAATCTGTAGCACCAACTGCAATTACGTTTTCATCATATAACATTGCAGTTGGTAAATCACCCATTGGCATCCATCCCATAGTATGTACATTTTCCTGTATTAACTCCCCATCTTTATATTCGTCCCAAGACCGCGTATGCGCATATATACCAGGATCTTGCCAATAGTTCGTAGAATATCGTAGAGCTTCAGCGTTAGGGACTCCACTTGGAGAAAAATAAACGTCTTCATAATTTGTTTCACCTGCTCCAGGATCAATGAATGGTGCGGTACCTGATTCAGTAGGATATGCAAATCCATGATCAGGATCCGTAAATAAGAACGATATATTGTCATGACTACCACTGCATTCAAAAGCTGCAGTTGCTCTAGATGCAGATAATGAATTCATTACAGAATGTCCGTTCCCAGTTGAGTAGCACCAAATAGCACCTTCTTCCATAGATTGCTCTCTGAATAAGGTTTTTGCGAGTCGTTTATTAGCTAGATTACTTATATACCAATGTCGATTGAACGCACCGTTATTATAAGGAGCTTGTGGTTCACCAGGGGTACGAATTCCTTTATATCCGAATCTATTCAGAGAGCGATTCCATTTATAGCGACCTAGAAAGTTTTGCGTAGTCTGTAGTTGAGAGCGTAGATCAGGATTACCTTCTTGAGATAATGAACCGGTATATACTGACCACCGGTTAAATGATTGTCCTATTACCGGTAACTTTACTTGGAAGGATTCTATAGTATGTACCTGATTGTTTTGGACGTATGCTGAAGCTGTATGCATAGATATCCAACTATTTAATTGGCTTGCAGCTGTATTTAGTTCCGCGCGGATCCAGATTCTATTACGGTCATACTGTAACTCCAAGCCAGGTACATTACTATCAAATACAGCTTTTAAATTACCTATAGAGGTAGAATCAGTACCTCCTAGTGAGAATGAATCTACGTCTGCAAAATAATAAGAATGAGTGTCTGGGGCGTAAACTTCACCGCTGTCTACTATTGAATCTGCAGGCATATTGTTAGGATCACTCGCTATGAAGCGATATAGAATTGTACCAATAGTATTTCCAGGTGTGTAATACGTGTTATGCATCCATCCTGGAACGATTACTGAGGCTGATTCGTTAGTACTGATTGATTTTGATGCATCTGTAGAAGCTGTTTGTGCACTACCAACTGTATATAGGTCAGAGTATGTGTAGTTCCCCGTATAATGTTCGAAATTATTACTTGGTGTATATGTTAGTTCCCATGGATCGTTAACGAGAGCATCAATTTCAGCTGCGTTTTCTACAGGATTTATACTTTGCCAAGTATACCCTGATTCACCATCCTTATCTGGTTGTGGTATTATATCATAGCTACTAGTAGTTGCTCTAGCTAATTCATTCATAAGTGCTGGACCTTGTGCTCTTGCATACCCATACGAGTTGTTTATTATAAGGGGATTGTCGATACCAGCTGCTTTCTTTAATATTTGTAAGTAATATACTAACTCCTCATCACTGGCCTCATTCCACCTAAAACCTGAGTACCATTTAGCAGATTGATGGTAAACATTAGCTTCATGTGCCCATCCTATAGTACGACCGGCAACAGTTCCAGCTGTATGCGTACCGTGGTGATAACCACCAGGTACATAAGCGCACATTGAGCTCGAGAATCCTACAGTATCTCCTGTAATAGGATCTATATAATCCATACTACCAGTAACATCTACTCCGTCAGGTGTAGGATTTCCATATTTTATATCTTCATAAATCTGACCTCCAACATAACTTGCGTACTGGAGTCTACCATAATCTGTATCAGGGAAGTTTTGACTTTCAATCAAATGGGTAATATAGTTGTGCATTTGTATAAATGTAAAGTCTCGGGCGCGCCATTCATCCCATCCGGCTGGACCTAATAACACTAGTCTATCTATATGCTTTGCTAAATAATTCCAATCTACTAATTGAACACGCGTATCTGTAGTCTCTGTGTTTGTAAATTCGTAATGAGTTGGATCCATGGGTTGATCAATAGCCATCACATCTACATCTTTACCTGTCCAACCGTTCTGTGCTGCGGTTGATGATCCAGTTATCCAGTGTGGTGCGAGGGAAGAGTAGTTGTGTAGATTTGTAAATCCATTATTCATATTATTTAATTTTTCCATAACATCTCCTATGCGCTCGGTATATTTATTATAAATGGTTCGTTAGCAACTAATAGATATACCTTACTAGGTACCATGTTACCTACCTTGTTACTACCATACGTTGGCCACCAGACTGCACCGGTGCTTAGATCTTTAAGCTGAGTGATGGATGGGGTATATTTTGCAAATAATTTAACAGGATCTAGTTCACGGTTAACAGGTACAGGTAGGTAATTAGCTCCTGCTAATATATTATATGTCGTATATATCATAGTACTACCTGGTATCCGTATTTGAAAGCTTTGCAGAGTGTGTATTTCATCAAACCATTCAATGATGTACCCTGAAGCTGTGTTGTAGTTTATATCTTCAAAATCGCTTACTGTTGAGTATACCACCTCTTGTGTTGTAGCGTCTCTTACCTCTTTAATATACTTACCGATATTGTTAGAAGTGATGTGTGCTTGATTATTAGCATATGAATAGTTTTCAAATATATACCTAACGGTTCTATTAGAGTTATCAATCCAACTAGAGAATACACTCTTGAGCGATGTAATTGTGCTTACGTTTATATTGATCACTTGGAGCTCATTCTCTAATACTGTAGGTAGCTTATCTATATTAACAGTATTATTTACTGGTATGGTGAACGTTTCACTAGCTTTGAGTTGATAGCCTTGTCCCGGTTGCAGTTCTCCAATTCCGTTAAATCCATATTCTGGCCACCATACGCTCGCGTCATTAGCTTTCAGTATTAGCACTGTATCATGATACCCTTCAAATAATACTTCAGGATTAATAGGATCTATAAACGGGAAAGATATGATATTCCAGCCTTCGGTAATTTCCATAGTCCTTGATTGAATTACAGGTCCATTAATTTGCAATTGACATAGCTGGAATACTCTGAGATGGTATCCTTCATCAACTTGCCAAGGGCCAATACCATTAAAATTAAACTCTGGCCACCAAATTTGACCTGTATTAGTTTTAACGATTTGTATATAATCATTAACATCCGTTACAGTATTACCGTGCTGATCTCGTAACGATTCTGTAAATATACCTTGTAAGTCTCCATTACTGATATTAGTAACATCAATATATGTTGATATCATATTCCATCCGGGATGTAGCATTATGATTTGCGTATCTACATCATTAACACCTGTAGTATCGGGATATATACAAAATCCACTATCCTGTTCTGCAGAGCTATTATAATTAATAGCTGTTGGATCTATACAACCTATAATCTGACCTGGGTATGTACAGGACCCATTGTCAGTATTAGCAGTGGGATCGTAATTTGTAGCAGTAGGATCTGTACACCCATATACTGCTTCCGGTGAATAGTCACATGTACCATCATCTACATTTGCTGTCGGATCATAATTATTAGCTGTTTCATTAGTACAGCCAAGTATTGTAACTGGTATATACTCACAACTCCCATCATCGATTTCAGCTAATGGGTTGTAAGTATCTGATTCTGGATCTGTACATCCGTATACTGGTAAGTACCCCTGTGGATCTGAAGTTATTTCATAGTCACCTGTTGTACCACTAGTACTAGGATCTTCTGATTCGTCAAAATCTAGCGACCACTCTAAATAAGTACTTACTTCATCTACAGGCACCGGTGGTGTAGCCGGTAAGGATGATGCACTAGCAATTGATGCTGATGCAAAGTTCTCGTTCGGTAATGTACATCTTGTAATTCCCCAATTAGTAGCAACAGTTGGACCTGTATAATCTGGGGTTCTAACGGTTCCCTTAAATTCAATGTATTCCATTTGCGTGTCTGTAGGTGATACGCTTGTATCATACAGTATATCATTAATCTTATTACTTGATGAAATTCGAAGGTCACTGTAGGTGGATTTCGGTAAAAGTTTGGAGGTTGTTCCATCTCTCGCAGTTGTAATTTCCTGCTCCCATATCATATGTTCTTCAATCAAAGAGGTATTATCCATATTACTGGAATCAATCGATATAATATTTGTGGCATCTATAGTACGTATATTGAAATTACCTCTTACTGCTATACGGATAAGATTCGGCATCGAGTGAATATATTCCGCAATCTCTATATCACCGCTATTAATATGTGGTCCTAGAGCATTATTAATAAACTCTTGCTTAGAAATTTCTTTAAGTATTATTGTATGTATCATAACTTCTTACCTATTACCTTAATGGATTTATAGTCCTGCTTGAATACTCGTTGATGCGTCAAGTAATACTTTCACCCATGTACCGCTGTATGGTTGGAACATGTATAGTTCCCCATCATTTGCATGACTTGTTACTGATTCCTGTATATATACGTTGGAATTATCAGTATGTCCGAAGTATGCACCATCTGGATGTGCGACTGCTGTTGTATTAGCGTCTAGCTCTGCAGAGTAATATCCACGAATAACCTCGAGTGTTTGAAAGCTAAAAGTGCTACTATCAGAGATATCTGAAACACCAACTACATACATATGCTCACTGTTAATTAATATTACCTCACCCTGAACAGGCCATCTTAATGATACACCATTTGATGCTAACCAGTCACTATTATGATTCGTACCATCCTGGTAATATTCTAATATAATTGTCGTAGCTGTTGCGTTGATTGCATCCTTCAACCATACTCCTGCTAATGTACTTTCATCAGTTGTTACATCTAATATATCAGCTAAGAATGCCACTTCTCCACCTCGAAGTGATCCAGTATTAACAGTTTGCAGATCCTCATGTGATGTAAACATTACTGGTGTTATCAATGTGTTAAATGGTATACTGGAGCGTGGACTATCAACTATACTGTTTATTAATAATGATGGTGTATGTAGTTCTATTTTAGAATCACTATCGGTTGTAAGTATGCGGACTACGCGGTCTGATGTTATATCTCGATGATATGTAGTTATCTGAGATGCAACATCCATCGCGAGTGGTGTACCATTCCATTTTAATATACCATTATCATTGTATAGTGTACTCGTAGTAGTATTTGGTATACCGGCTATAGTTAACCCTCTACTAACAACATCGTTATTAAATCTAGCTACACTCTCTACTAATAAATCAGATTGTATATGTACTTCACCAGAGTTGTTATCTAAAGATAACGGGGATAGTTGCAATGTATAATTATTAGAAGTGATTATACCAGGCTCTTCTGAATCAATAAAGAACTCAGCTGAATTTGCTAATTTAAATGAACCGGAAACATATACATCTTGCTTAATATCTACATCATCATGTAATTCGATAGAGCTAGATACTGATAGGTGAGATGATGATACAAAAGCATCACCGGAATGGTTAATACCTAGTATTAACTTTTTAGATTCACTCTCAAACCTAATCTCAGGCGAACTTCCTTCTGATGCAGATAGATGAATCATAGCTTTAGGTACAGCAGTGTTTATACCTAATCTCGGAATACCTCCTGTAAACGTAAACCAGTCATGTGACAATTCGTCACCATATGTTAGATTTAATTCATTATAGTCAACATCTTCATAAATGGTTTGACCAGCTAACGAGAATGCTGTATATGGTAGTACTTGATTATCATATGAAGTGATGTCTGTGACAATTGTCTTAACTAGGGTATTACTAGATGTATGTATACTAACAGATCCAGATATATTAAGGTCATTTACAGTAACCTTTTCTGAACCTACTGTAGTAAATATACCATCACCTGTACCACCAGTAATGCCGGTCAATCTAGAACCATCACCGATAAATGTATTTGCACTTATATTACCAGATGCTATTATATTCTCTGTTGATA